CGTATTTACGCTTAGTAGCTTCACCACCAGCATCACTCTGTTCTTTAGGCACTTGTCCATGTTGAAACCAATCACCATCTTTTTTACAATAATCAACAGCTTGTTGAACTTTTCCTTTTTTAACTTCCAAATGCGCAGTAGGAAAAATCGCTTTCACTTGAGTGAGCCTTTTCCTATTCTTAAAAGCAACGAAGCCTTGAATATGTTTAGTTCCACTTTCACCAACTTCAAAGCCTCCAACACAATATTCGATATCTTCATTCTCGAATTGCTTAATGACGTCATCCATGACGTAATTATTAATCGTCAAACACCAATAAATTGCTCTTGACATCTTGGACTGGACTAACGCTCTAGGGTAATACTGACCTAGAGCTAGCGTGTGTCCAAGTTATATACCTAACTATGGAATGTGGTCACGTGACCAACATCCAATGAAAACAATGAAATAAAAACCACAAATCACATGATAACATTCCTGAACAAAAAAATTTGGACCAATAATAAATGAGTAAAAATTTTTATTTTTTTTTTCTAAGTTCTAGTCTTAAAAGACTGATTAAAACTTAACATAATTCTACCCAAAGTAATGTCTTCACCAATAAGCGGCAAAGGATCACCGGATACATTAAAACCAGCAGCAAAAACAGGTGGCATACCAACCAACAAACCATGAAGTGTCACTTCAGTATTAGAAAGATCATTAAATGATGCTTTCTTATAAAAATTAGTAGCACCTCCATAACCACTCTGTTTCATAAACTGTTTAGGAACAAGAACTCTCTTCCACGGCTTGTAAATATTATGAGTTCGAGCATAAGGTTTCCTCAACACATCCTGTAACTCCGATTGTGTGTACGACAACAAAGCCGCACCACCTTCACTAACAATATCATCGACATTGTCATAAATCGGTATAGTATGAATAACAGCACTCTGAGCCAAGGCAACCGCTTCGGATGCCATACCATTCGTAATCGCAGGATAATAACTAACAACCACACGATTAAGCTTCGTCTTAGCATAAACAGACGCCCAATCATCTTGCTCAGCAAGTGTTCCGATACGGTACTGATTAACGTTTGCATTTTGAATGACCAACGTGGGCTGACCACCATAGGTTTCTTGCTTACAAGGTTGAAAAGACAAATACATCCAAAACACATTGTTGGCAGTAGGCGACACAATACTTTCCATAATAAAAGTGTAGGGAACACTAAAAGACTTAGTAGTAACAGGACGGGCATTTATCGCAAGGCGACCTCTACGGATTCCTCTAAAGTTCTTTCTTTTATAATTATACTTCCTTCGTCGATAACTTCGTCGTAATTTAGAACGCGTCGAATAGCGACTAGGTCTTCTATATCGTCTAAGCATCTTGACATACTAACTTTTTTTTTTAACTTACCTATATTTATACTTTTTTAGGCGGATTTCATCAACCAATCAAAATACTCTCCTAACTTTAAAAACTACCCTATGCGGCCTTCGGCCTACGCTGACGCCCCGCTAGGCAGCTAGGGCTAGTAAGCCCTAGCTGGTCCGAGCTTTGGTAGATTGAACAAAACAAGTAGTAACAAAGTTTTTTATCTAATCTTAATATTTAGCTATTATTATTTTTATTGTAAATTTCTATTTAATTTATGTACAACTTTAAATCTCCTAAGTATAGGATTTAACATATTTGGGTCGGTCCATATATCTTTCGGATGATAGTTACTTGTAACTATAATCTTCTTCGGTCGGATGTTTTGCGCTCCTCCTTTAATCTCAGCGATAAAATTATAATGGTCTCCCCATATCTTAAGATGATGTCCAAGGACCTCATGTTTCATATCAATGTCCTCTATAAGGACAACTTCTTGTCCTTGATATCCGTCCCACCATTTGTTACACATTTTCTTATAAGCATTAGGATATCTCTCTTTCACGGAATACGACTTTCCTACTCCACTCTCTCCGTATATCCATTCATTGTCAATTGTTTCAATGTCCTGCGCAGGCTGCATAAAGTCCTTGTGTATCTGCTTAGCGGTCGAATAACTTCTGTAACGAATTACAGGATCGATTTCCTCGAACCGTCCTTTCTTAGCCAGCTCCCAAGCTTCCTCGTATTTACGCTTAGTAGCTTCACCACCAGCATCACTCTGTTCTTTAGGCACTTGTCCATGTTGAAACCAATCACCATCTTTTTTACAATAATCAACAGCTTGTTGAACTTTTCCTTTTTTAA